GATGGGTCCAATATTTTTATATGTGGTACCATTTAGATGAATTTTCACAGTATGAAAATAATGTGAGGATGATAACTTCTCTTATGTTGATAGTTAATCTTATTGCTTATTATTTCATGATCATTAGTGGATTTTTTGATTTTGAATATGAGAAACAGGTTGACGTTAACGTTAATATGGAAGTTGGTTTTGTTCGAACATTCAATTCATATTTGATAGGAATGGGTCGCATGGTAATACCAAGTGAAGATGTTATTGGCCCAATTAGATTGTGGTTTTTACTCTTCGTTTTCTTTGCACATGCGTTGTTTTACGTTGCCTTATTAGGTAAATGGCAGCAGCATATGTGCACTCGCCTCGCAACACGACGGGATATTACCCAGGAACTTTTTGCATCTTTGCGGAAATCAAAGGCTGCACAATTCATTTCGTTTTGTTTAGTAGGGAAAATTATTTATAATATTGTTACTTCCTACAAATCAGTTAGAATGTTAACGCAGTCTGCACTTGCACCCTCGGATGTGAGTGAAATTGAAAAGAGAGATGCTGAAATTAATCCATGGGCCAATCCTGTTGTTGAGGAGTTGCATGTAGATGATCGTTGTGCTACTATGACACATGAGCAGATAGTTGACAGAATATCAAAGAATTTGTTTCATGGTCGTTTCGTAGAGAATGATTTCATTCAAACGTGTGATGTCCTTGCGCTTGGAGGCACTTTGTATCTTATGCCTTTGCACCTTTTTGAAAATAGGAAGGATATGAAGGCTTTGATTACAAAAAGAGATCCTGAACTTTTAAATTCAACATTTAAGGGTTATGTGAGTGTTTCTCATATGTTGCCTATTCCCGGTAAGGATTTAGCTATTGTTAATATCCCTTCCGGCGGTGTCCATGCAGATATTACTCATTTATTTCCTGATGCTGTTTCTGTAATTGGGACTGGTGAACTTCTGTTTCGCAATGGAGATGGTACTTTGCGACAAGATTTGATGCGCATAGTTCCCACCAAAGATTCAGAAGCGGGCGGTCCTGGTTTCCAATATAAGGCACCATATGATACATTTACTGGTATGTGTATGGCTACTATCGTTGGAAAGTTTAGGAAATCCTGTATTGCTGGATTTCACTTGCGTGGAATTACAGGTACGCCTAGTGGCAAAGCTCTAACTGTTTATCAGGAGGAGATTCTTGCCGCTATTGCGAAAGCGCATACGGTGTGGAAGGGAGCGTTTCCCTCCCACGTCAATGGGGATTTTCCCTCAAGTCGTTATGACAAACAGGTTATTGTGTCTAGAGATATTCATCGCAATTCTCCTATTAATTTCTTACCTAAAGGAAGTAATGTTGAGTATCTAGGACAAAATGCCCAGCGCGTTTCGCATACCAAAAGTAATGTCGTTGTTACACCAATTTCTAGTAATGTTGAGAAAGTTACTGGTGTTCCAAATAACCATGGGCCACCTTCTTTCCATCGTTGGAAGATGTGGCAAGCATCGCTTGAATACTCAGCAAACCCCGGAGCTGGTGTCGAGCCTTCTCTTATCGATAGGGCTGTGCAGGATTATACTCAAGGAATTGTTGATGTATTTGAAAAACCTGAATTTATTGAAATGGTGCGAGGTGAACTCAAACCACTCGATGAAATGGAAACTCTGTGTGGTAGAGATGGCGCAAGGTTTATTGATGCCATGTGTAAGTCTACCTCTAAGGGTTTTCCCTTATCTGGACCCAAGAGTGATATGATTACTCTATTGGATCCTGATGATTATCCTACACATGCATGCCCAGCTAAGTGTGATGAACTAATTTTGCAAGAATGTGAGAACATGTGTTCTGAACTCTTGGCCGGTAAGCGATGCTATTCCATTTTCAAGGCTTGTGTTAAAGATGAGCCAACGAAAGTAGGAAAGGATAAAGTACGGGTTTTTCAAGCAGCAGATTGGGCAACTCAGTTGATGGTACGTAAGTATTATCTACCAATTGCTCGGTTATTGTCACTATTTCCCCTTACTTCTGAATGTGCAGTGGGCGTTAATGCTCAA